AAAAAAGCAACCAGAATCAGTCGAGGAAGCATCAATTTTTTATGATGCAAAGCAAGGAGAAGCATTAGCAAACTCGCCAAAAATAAAACCTGATAACCAATTTTATTCAATGGTTGGAATGATTAATCGTATGGATGGCGACAATATTTTTGTTGCGCAGCTACTAACTAGCAGAAGTTATTTTAAGGTTCGCATACCTGAAAAATTAAAAGATGAATTCGAGAAAACAGCAAAAGTAAATGGATGGTTTGGCATTGTTGGGAAATACACCGAAAACAGCGAAGTGCTATTGGTGCTACTTCAATCGGTGCCTGTTCCTATTTTTGATGCAGTTTATTTTCAATCTTTAAATTGAAATTGGAGAAAAAAGGGCAATACAAAACTAAGTCGTTCGCCTATCGTTTTCCGGTGGGTTAATAGGTCATTAACCGCTAATAACGTCCAATAAATAGCAAAAAGCCGCGACGGTGTGCGGCCTTCAAAAATGTCACCAGCAATGACTTAACGCCACTCGCCCGTTACCGGGTCTTGGATGAATAAATTAAGGACAAATGGCTCGTCTCGCTCAAAGCGACCGGATTCAACGTAATCGAAGGCCATATCAACGGTATAGTCGCCTTCCCAGCTTTCAATCCATTGGCATTCCAGGTCGGCTGAGCCTTCGGGTGGTAGTACCAAAAAACGATCTGTCGCATTCGCATGCCAAGCCAGCCAGTAACCGTTGCTGGTTTTAGCGTAAGTAGCGGTACCAAGCCACCTTGATAGCTCCTTGTCACCGTTTGCCATCTGCATCGCGATACGTGGGCGGTAGCCCTTGAATAACATTGCCATGACGTCAAACACCGCGTAATGATTGAGTTGATAAAAGGCCAGGATTGTTAGCGAGTGGTCAAGAGCCGCTCGAACCTGCTTAACCAGATTGAGAAACCAGCTAACCCGCTACCGTGGTCAAGAGCCACGGACGAATTAGCCGGTAAACTTCTTTTTTGGGATGCTGCGCTATCACATCTCGCTGATACTGGCATACAGCCTGCCTTGCAATCCGATCACCATAAAGCCAGTGATGAAAGAACGAGCGCCGATCAGAACTTCAATTTACCATAATCCAGAGACATATCAACACAAAGGGAGCCCTGGATTGGTCGATTGCTGGTTTCTTCTTTATGCATTCCGGCTGTAAAAAGCGGCTCAGTCAACAATCTCCTGGCTATCGCCCTGTTACAGCCTTAATGCGTCGTGGGTGCGACGGTGGTGTGAGCTGTATCTTGACTGTTGTATTCATTGGGGCCTATTCTTACGATGCCTTGATGCCAAGAATGGTTGTCTTGGGAACGTCAAGGCGTTAATAAGGCTCATCCTCGCCGAGCAGTCCACGCTCAACCAGGACTTTCCGCTGTCTCTCCCTCGCCATAGCCATTCGATCAACGAAATCGGTTTTTAGTCGCTCAATCAATTCTTTGTCCATTTTGCCGATCACCCTACCGACATCTCCATTCAAAAATCCTCACTCCACATCCGAAAACATATCCTCAGCCTCGGCTATCGCTTTAGCCACCGCTGAATTAACGCCGCTGCCGGCGTTATCCGACACCATATAAATCGCATCTTCCAGCCACGCGAACGACTTGGCATCAAATATGTCGGGCGACTTGATGCCGTTCTTACGCATGACCTCTTTCTTTTCCATCACGTACCGCAGTCCGCCCGCCTCGGCGAAGTGGTAAGGCAACCGCGCCCCCTGTAGCAGTATCTTTTCCTTCATCTTGCGGTCGATGTTCATTCGAAACGACACCCGGCCCGACTTGATGCCGTCACGCATCCGCACCATAGCGCATGCCCGCTGGTTGTAGAATCGGTCCTGGTATTCTTTCTTGAAACATGGCTTGCCCCAATTCACCTTGACGACCGGAACCCCCATGGCCTCGATCAGTTTGTTCACCGTCGCGCCAACGCCGCCGTTATCGACCATCAGCGTGGCGTTTGATAGCTTGCCAACCAGATTAGCCAGATCCCCGGCGAAAATGATTTCGTTTTTTCTATTGGTGCAGTACGGGATTTCGATGTACTCGACTCGCCGCGCATCCGGGCCAAAGTCACCATAGCCAATCACTTTGGCAATAATGGCGACCGATTCGTCGCGGTATTCGCCCAAGCCAACGTCCGACAGCACCAACAAACCATACGGTTCGTCATCGCGGATAATTTGCCCGCGCTCGAACGCTCTTTCCAGTTCGACCCGGGTAAGCAGGTTGCTGCCGGAATCCTCAGCGAACAGACCGAGAACCCGGATTCGGTACTCAATCGATTCTCGCCCGCCCGTTTCGTCGTCACGATCCTTGAGCCATTGCATCGTGACAAATGGCGACCGCTCCGAGCTGAAGCGTAACGAGATCCACGATCCACCACCGTTACGGGATAAATTGTGGTGCGACTCGTAAAACCTGCCGGCGTTGCGCACCCCCTGGGATGCCATCAACGTGCGGTTTCCAGGCTGGGTTTGGGTGCCGTCAATTACATCGAAATGCTCATCCGAGACACCAGCCGCTTCGTCAATGATGATCAGCTGCCAATACCTGTGTTTGCCGGCCACACCGATGGCTTGTCCTTGTTGCATGGCAACCTGGGTGATAAACCACTGGTCTTCAAAGCCCTTGACCGCTACTCGGGTTTTGGTAATCTCGTAGTAGTCATTGATCCAGCCATACGGCCCGTTGGCGATGGCAAGATAAACGTCGTTCATCTCTTTCCAAACACCGTCGGCTACCTGATTTATCCTTGGGGCTCCGATGTAGGTGTTCGAGCCGATTTCGACCTTGCCCTCATACACCGCGACCGGATGACAAAGCAGGTGCCACAAGGCTATCCGTCCGAATGCCGCCGTCTTGCCGGTTGACGTGCCGGACACCACCGACACCTTGGCATTGGGCGGGGAAATAGCGAAAAGCAGGTCTTCCTGGTCGAACGATGGCGACATGCCGCACACGCTGACCGCAAAACGTAGCGGGTCAGCGTGGAAGCGTTCAACGAATTCGAGGTACCTGGGATCTTGGAAGATCGAAGCCTTCGCCATAAGCCTTATTACTCCGCTTCGGGCCTTGCCTCACGTTCAGCCAACACCGCTTTTTGGCGTTCATGTGCGGCTGCCATTTTGGTGACAAACTGGGTTTCGATCATATCCAGTGTTTCTTTGTCCAGTTTCAACGATCCATTGACCTCGATCTTATCGCGCCATTTATCAGGCTGACGGTTTTTCATCCAGAATATCGCCGCAGTCGTTTCGGGCGGGTAGTGCTTGGTTACATCGGTCAAAATGACCTGACCATCTGCAATGTTTACTTTGGTTTCAGGGCAGCTGTAACCGGTCGCGCGCTGGAACAATGAATTGGCAACTTTAGCGTCGGCAAGCGTTTTGCCGCGCTTGAGGGAATCGGCAAACTCCGGGGCCTGCTTTTTCCATGTGTTGATCGTCTTCTCGCTCACACCGAAAAATCCGGCCAGCTGCGCATCGGTGGCGCCAAGCAGGCAATAGTTGTAAGCCTGGTCAATGAACTCCGGCTTTAACGCGGTGGGCCGACCACCAGCGTGTTTTTTGGTATTTGGCATAGGGTTTACCCTTTAGGGGCTGAAGAAACTACGTTTTGGATTGGGTTGATGCATGATACCCCGCCAATTTTCGCCCAATTGCCGCGACTTCCGAACTCGCTTCATCGACCACTCTGAGCAGTTTTGCCCCCAGTTTCAGCTCATCGAATTCCGGATTGATTTCGCGGAAGCGGTTGACGATCTTCTTGATTTCGCCGAATCGGTTGAAGGCGACCTCTGCCGCCTGTTCGACCACCGACAGCTGATCAAACAGATTCCGGATAGCGTTGTTCTCTTCGGCGCTGACTTGTTCGAGAGCCCTTTGAATTTGGCATTGTTGGGAAATTAGTGGGTCGCGCTGCCAGTCGTCCGACAAGGCAAAAAGAAAATCAAGGCTGACCTGATACACAATAGACGCTTTGTATGGTAGAAAAGCAGGAATTGCCAGCGGATCGCTGGCATGCTCTATCTTGCTCAACTTGGAGGAATTGGCGTATCCCAGCCGCTCAGCCGCTTCCAGACCGCTCAGTCCGCACATTTCGCGCGCAATTATCATGCGCTGACCGAATGTTTTAACGATTTTTTGCTTTTCTTCTGTGTCGATGATTACCGGCTGCATGTTTTCCCCGCGTCTTGGAAGTTGGGAAATTTAAGCACGTTGAAAAGTTGATTTTGATTGAGGTTTCCGAGTTGATATACGCTAGGTTTATTTGCAGCTGACGCAGACCAGCTCGCGCCAGTCGGTGGTGTAGCGCTGAGACATTTTCTCTGCTTTAGGTTTCCAGGTTTGATCGATACGAGCCGTGGCGATGGCAATGCCCTTAGGGAAACGTTGGTTGATGTGATCTACCGTTTTCATCAAGGCGCGGTTTTCTGCCGGTAAACCCGAGTTGTTAAAGTCGAATAGCTCAGTTTGTCCCGGTGCGGTTTCCGACTGAATATGACTGAGTTGTACGCCGCATTTGTAATACCCGTAGCCAGTTTGGTAAATGGCACGGAGTAAGCGATCCACAACAGCCAGAATCACCCGAGTATCTTGGCTGTGTTGATCCAGCTTAGCACTGGCACTGCGCTGGTATTGCGGTTCGCGTTCGGCAAAGCCATTGGTCCGAATGAAGATTGTCACGCTGCCGGCTACCGACTGTTGTTGCCTGAGTTTCTCGGTGGCTCGACTGGTGAACTCGGCCAGCGCAGCAGATAACTCGTGGTAGTGGGTTAAGCGTCGGCTGAAACTGCGGGAACAGACAATTTGCTGTTTATTCGGGGCAATTTCTTCCAGGTCCAAGCAGGCAATACCGTTCAATTCCATCACCGTCCGAGCTACCACGATACTGAATTGCTGCTGGATTTTCTCCGGCGGTTGGCAGGCCAACTCCCAGATGGTCTTAATCCCAAGTTGATCCAGTTTGCGCGAGATTTGCGGGCCAATACCCCAAACCTCGTTGACAGGGACGAGACGCATCAGCTTTTCCCGGCGTAGCGGGTCCGACAGATCCAATACGCCGTTGGTTTGTTTCCACTTCTTCGCGGCAAAGTTTGCCAGTTTAGCCAAGGTCTTGGTGGGCCCCATACCGACACAGACCGGAATACCCGTCGCGCGGAACACGGCATGCTTGATTTGCTGTCCGTAAGCAATCGGGTCGGATTGACACGGATAGACGCCGGTCAAATCAAGAAACGCCTCGTCAATCGAATACACCTCCATGCATGGGGAAAAGGCTTCCAAAGTCGCCATGACCCTGGCTGACATTTCGGCATAATGCGAATAATTGGATGAAAAAACGTGAATGTTGTGCTGCTCAACAAGGTGCCGAACCTGAAACAGTGGGACGCCCATTTTGATGCCAAACGCTTTCACTTCGGCACTTCTGGCCACCACACAGCCATCGTTGTTACTCAAGACAATCACCGGTTTGCCGTTCAGATCGGGTCTGAATACCCGCTCACAACTAACGTAAAAATTGTTGGCGTCCACCAAGGCGATGCGAGCCTGTTCCTGCATAATTAAACAGCATGAATAACATTGGTCACGACGCCCCACACCACCAGATCCAAATCATCAGTGAGAACAATGTCAGGATAATCCGGGTTTTCTGCTTTTAGTGTCCACTGTTCGTTTTCACACGTAAGGCGCTTAACCGTCAGTTCGCCGTTGAGTGCACAAATCACTACCTTACCCGCGACCGGCTCCAGGGATCTATCGACGACTAAGATGTCGTTGGGGTGAATGCCGGCCCCAAGCATCGATTCACCTTGTGCCCTAACAAAGTACGTCGCGGCAGGTTTTTGGATCAGCAATTCATTTAAGTCCAGGTTTTTTTCGATGTGGTCGGCTGCTGGCGAAGGGAAACCCGCAGAGACTTTGCCAGCGAACAACGGTAGGCGAAGTCGTTGTAGCCATTGAGACGGCTTGGACACGGCGAGTCGATCTGCCAAAATCACTACATCTTCGACGACATTACGTTTAAAAGGCATTACAGGCATGGCATGACAATTAGTCTGATGAACGGGTGGCATAGCCTACCATCGAAAAGGCCATTGTTCTATATTTGTTCTTAGTGACGGTATTGTGCAACTCCTGGACATTCGGGTTTAATGCATCCCAGTAATCAGCGTGAGGCAAGGGTATGTGTGGCCGCTACAGTTTGACGACAAAGCCGGACATCATCATTGAGCATTTTCAGTTACTTCGCCAGGTAAAGTTTCAACCGAGCTACAACATCACACCCGGCAGAAAAATACTGAACATCGTTGAACTCGATGACGGATCACTAAAGCCGGTAAATCTGTATTGGGGCTTGGTGCCATCCTGGGCCAAAGACACCAAAAACAGCGGGCACCTGATCAACGCCAGAGCAGAAACGGTGAAGGAAAAGCCGTCGTTCCGGTCTGCATTCAAACACCGCCGCTGCCTGATCCCGGCCACCGGTTTTTATGAGTGGGAGCGGAAAAACGGCAAACAGCCTTTTCACATTCACCGTCCGGACAACAGCCTGTTCGCCTTCGCCGGCCTTTGGGAACAATGGCAACATGAAACAGAAACTCTGTATTCCTGCACGATTATTACCACATCTGCATCTGAGCTAATGCAACCCATCCACGACCGAATGCCGGTCATCATAACGCCGGGCTACTACCGGCAATGGCTGAATAAAGCCGCTGGCGCCGACGAGGCCCTTGAATTACTGGATAACCACGCCTATGCCGAAATGACCGCTACACCAGTAGGCGATTGGGTGAACAATCCAAAGCACGATGATGAGCGTTGTGTTGCCCCTGTTTAAATAAATTGCAGTCGATTAAGGAACGTCGGAGGATAATCGTCTGCAACAGAGAAATCCAACAACAGGAGGATTTATGCGCGGACCAGTAACGATTTTGGTACTTAGCCTGTTTCTATCGGGTACGGCTTTCGGCGATCAGGATGATTGGGTCTACATGCCTCGTCAACAGCAACAGAAACAAAGGCAATACGAACAGCAGCAGCGTGCCCAACAACAGCAATTCCAGCGCCGGGATGATTACCGGGATGACTATAACCAGAGCGAGGGTAACCAAGGCTATCAAGGTTACCAGGGCTATCAAGGTTACCAGGGCTATCAGGGCTATCAGGGCTATCAAGGCGGCTATAGGGGATATAATCAGCAGCCTCCGACCGGTTATCAGGCCCCGGCCGATTATTACGGGTTGCCACCGGTTAGAGGCTTTGTTTATCCTCAGCAGCAGCAACCGCAACAAATGCCAAGGATCGAGCAACGTCACCGGGGGCGCTGGTAAGCATCAACAATACCGTGCCCGCGTATTACCGTCTTTGGCCTGAATTTACACCGATATTGTTATCCAGGTACCGACTCCAGTCTGCTCGGTCAATCGCAGCAAGCGTGGTCAATTTCATGGGAACTGTCAGCTCGACAAATTTGCCATGTTTATCAACCGGGGAATTTGTATCCTTGCTGATCGATTCGATGACCAGTGGCCAGTAGGTGGCATCCTTGTACTTCACTGCCAGAAGAACCGGAGCGATTGACGGGAAAGTTGTGGCGTACTTAAATCCGTCTTGTAATAGCCTGGCCGCGAGGCTACCTTCTTCGGATAGCTCGACTGGCAGCACCCACTTCATTAGCTGATCGAAGGGTTTATGCACCTCTTCGACCGGATTTTTCCAGGCGCGGAATAGTGCCGTGACATTAAACGTGGCCGGCGCAGCACCGACAAATACTTGGGTGCTATTGAGCTTTGTTATTGCGGTTCGGCCTTCAAGGCCGTGAGCGAGGCGCTGTAGGTCGCTTCCGAACACGCTGTCGGCTTTGCCAACTAAACCTTCAATGCTGCCGCTTTGTACCATTTGCTGGAGAGTGGGCGTGATGTTTTGCGCGCCCTGGTTTTCGAACGGGCTTGACCAGTTTAATGACATTTCCAGATTGGATTCCGTAATAGCCGCTTTAACCGTAATATCCTCAATGCGCTTGCCTTTGCGATCCACCGGCCAGAAAGATGCTATTAGGTGGGGGGACAAGTTGCCCCAGTCTGAGCTTAATACAACGGGTTTATCTGGTGCTGTTGCCATTTTTATTCCTGTTTTGGGCTATGATGCGAGTGCAGCCGGGGTTAATGAGGCGTGATTGCGTTGGCTGGTGGCGCGCGGATTACTTTCGGCTATCGGTAAGACTGGTTGCGGCAACTGCGCTGGTGCAGGTCTCTTCCAGACTTTCATCGTTGGCTTTGGCTGCGGTAACGCGGCTAGCGCGTGAATCGGCAAGATTTTTGCTCGAACAAGGCTTAACGTTGCGGCGCGCGCTGCGGCTTGTCCTTGGTCGATTCGGCCAAGGACGGATGAACCACCAGCCATGTCTGTGAACTCTTCGTTTTTTGCCCAGAACGCCATAAATGAATCATCAATCGCCTGGACAGCCTGTGAAAGCAAGGTGACAGCTTCCGACAGGGCGGCAAGCTTGTTGTCCTGTTCGACCTGCTTGGCGACTTGCTGGGCCCGGCTTTCAAGGTGCAATTTCTCCAAGGCGACGAGAAAGTCACGCTCTCGCCTTGTTTCTATATCCAGTTCCCAGTCATCAGCGACCAAACCTAGAATCCAACAGGCACTAATAGCAAAGGCTTCTGCCGCCTTTTTGATCAGGCTGAGAGGCACAAGCGAAAGCCCTTCCTCCATAGCCCGGAGTTGATCAGGATGTATGCCGAGCAATTCAGCAGCTTGTTGCTGCGACAATTTACAGAACTCTTTTCGGGCCTCAGCCAACCGCAACCCAACTTGCTTTGATAGCAAAACCTCGTCCTTATCGATCATTCTATGGCCCTCTTTGTCAAAAATTAGTTGCGGAATGGGGTTCAGCATAAGGCGGAACCCACTCGACTACTTACCTACCATTGCCTCCACCCAATGCCGCCCGTAGCCAGGTGCGACGACGCCCTGTCTGATAGGTTTTGGCCGACGTCGCTGTTATCTTCAATTCGAACCACTTGCACCTTGTCGTTCTGCGCATTTAGCGGCTCGATTACCGTTGGTGCGTCCGCTACCTTAGGCGTGGATGGCATAGGTGGTGTTTTTAATGATGGTGCGTTAACCGACACCGCCCGGACAGCCGCAGCGCCTTGTTTGGCATATGTTGACATGAAGGTATTGCCGTCCGATTTGTCGATGCCGCGCAAAAAATAATCACTGGCACCAGTGGCGCCGCCAAGGTGTGCGGCTTTCAAGTAGGCGGCGACTTGCTCTGGGCTTGCGGCCATGCTGATTGCCCCGGACTTCACACCTTGAGTGAAGTTGAGTTTTTGCATGTCGGAAAAGGATTTGTCTTGCAACGCTGAATCACTGAGATAGGCATCTTTGCCGCCGGCGATAGTCCAGTTTGCGGGATCGGCAAGGAACGATTTTTGATCGTATCGACCGGATTTCTGGGCTGATTTAAGTTTGGCGAGATTGACTAGACCTGTATCGGCCAGCGTTTCCGCGCCCATTTGGTACTTGCCGATGAATCCTTTCGGATTTTCGGCGCGCGGGTCTCCACCGGAGGATTCGGTCCGCATGACCTCCGCAGCATACGCAGCGGCCTGAGCATCAGACAGGCCCGGTATTGATCCACCGAACGAGCCGAACGCTTTTTTACCGGCCTTGCCGAAGGTGGTGTTATCGAGTAACCACGATGGTGTACCCTTAATCGTGTCCCATGCGCCAGAAAGGTTGTTTTGGGTACGATCAAGCCACAGACCGCCTAATTCTTTCAGGTTAACGCCGGTATTCTTGTCGACGAATGTGTTGAAATCGTTGAGCTGCTCACCAACAACATTGCCGGCTTGGGTGAAATTGTTTTTTGTGCGCTCAAGCCACAGCTCGAAACCTTTTTGGAAATCAAAGCCGCCGGTCCAGCTTTCAAACGCGCTTACGAGCTTGCCGGGCACATCGGCTTGTCTGAGATCGGCCACCCAGGTTCCGAACTTCTCCCCAATAATTTGCCCAGCCTGGTCGCCAACCACGCCGCCAACCACGCCGCCTACGATAGTGCCGACCGGGCCAGCCGCCGAACCTGCCAATGCGCCGGCACCGATACCGGCTAGACTGCCAGTCCATCCACCGATTGACTTTCCCGCCGCCGCATCTTTCTGCGCGCGGGACAGATTAGGATCTGACTCACTGCCAAACACATCAACAGCAGCGCCACCAGCGGCAAACAGTGTGCCCAGAATAGGGATGCGTCTCAGGAGGCCTTTAGCACCTCGGCCCACCTTAGAAAGCAATCCGCCGAGCATTCCGCCGCCCAACATCCCACGTAGCAAGCCACCAATACCACCGCCACCGGCGGCGATCGTAGTGTTGCTACCGCCATTAGTGCCGTTTGGCTTTTCCTCAATAGCCTTGAGACTTTTCTTTGCGGCCTTGTTGTAAACGCTTTCTTCGCGGTGGAAAACATCAAGTTTCCTGAAAATCTTGCGAAGTAATCCTTCCTGCTTGCTATCAGCGCGATTGAACAGGCTTAAACCTCGCCGCATGGGCTCAGCCACTTCCTGGAATGCTTTTGCAGCCGGATCGACATCGCCGGCAGCACTAAGACCACCTCGAGAGGCATTGGCAAGGCGCGCCGCTAAGGCTGCAATTTCCGCCGACGCCGCTTTGGTTTTGGGTGGCTCGGCAGCTTTGCCATTAAATGACGACGGCAAAAATTGTCCATTGGAACCGCGTAACGGGCTTGCCACCTGCCGGCGGTTGGCCACTGGCGCCAACTGAGCAGGCTTAGCTGCTTGCCGGGTACTGTTCGGTCCGGCGCCGATAGCTGCTTTCCTGATCGCTGCCACATCGTTTTTAATGTCGCGCAAATATCCCGGCATGCGGCCAAGGTCAATGGGGTCGCCGATTAGGAACCCCTGGCTATCACTTTGCAAAGCCATGGTTGCCGCCTATGGATAGCTGATGGCGGTATTTACCAGCCAGTCGACATCGTACATTCTCGGATAATCGGGGTATGGCCCTGATTTGAGAAAGCTGCGCAACTTATCGGCTTCTGTCTGAGCGGTGGCAATGGCAGCGGTTTCTATGTCGAAATTTGGCTCAGGGTACAGTGTGGAAAACTCCGCCTCAGTTAACGATCTTTCAGGCTTTGCGGCATTACGGAAATAGTTGTCAAGTTCCAGAAAATCGGCTGCAATTTCCGGGCTTTCGTTTGCTGGCGAAAGTTGGTCGGCACCGGTTTTTACTGCGTTATACAGCGTCAAATTTGTTCCTGAAACTGGCGGATTTGGAAATAATTCGACAAATTCTGCCGGCGTCATTCGATTTTTCATTGCCGCATTAAACCGATTTGCGAGCTGCATGCGCTCGTAACCTATTTTGTCATCTTGGTTGAACCGAACAATCTCTTGAAGCGCCTGGATTCTGGCTTTTACTTCGCCTAATTTTTCGCCGGTTACTATCTGCATATTCATGATTATTTATTCCCTATCTGTTTGAGTTTAATGTGAAACTGGCTCGGCTTGCTCGAACTCTGTGCCGACGAGCAGTCGCACGTCATAGCCGGGTGACGCCAAAAACGCCTCCAACTTTCCGCGCTCAGCAGCTAGGTCGGCGATATTTGCGGAAAAGGCGTCTACATTGGCTTGCGGAAATGGCATCAGGCTTACAGCCTCATCGCTGGTGTAACCTTGCCGGATAAGCTCGGTAACTTTTTCTGTGTGGGTGCTGATAAACAACTGACCGAGGCGTTGCTCGCGTTCGATCTCAGCACCGAGCGAGAAAGCCCGTAAGGCAACCCTCCCGACCAAGCCTTGATCCATCATGGCGATTTCGGCGGCGTTGACCGGCTTGGTAACACCGTTGACTTCATCCAGAATTGCTTCGGCCCAACACAACGATTGTGCAAAGTGCTCCACAGCGTCCCTATCGTATTCCAGGGCCTGGGCGGATAACCCGCGCAAGGCGGCGATTGTGGCTTCCAACTGCTGCCGTGCTTGCGGCTTATTGAACGGGGGCAACATTTAAGCGGCCTCGACTTGATTCAAGCCGCCGTCGAATTGGGTGCCAGCAAGGTGGTGCATCTCATAAACCGGCGCGCTTTCAAGGAATTGATTTAGTTTGCTCTGCTCGATTTTCAGTGCTTCGACGGCTTCTGCATGGCCGGCCAATTCTTCTGCGGGATATGGCTCGATAGTGGCTATCTGTTTCTCGCTAAAGCCGGAATGTTTCAGCTCGCCAACTCGGTAATCATGCGCTTGGCGCAAAAGCTCTGCCGTGCGCTGACGCAGGGTGATTTCGCCTGGAATTGCCAACGTGCGACCGGCCACTCGTTTAAGCAGTTCATTTCCCCCGGCCGCCTCAAAATCATCAGCAGCTTTTTTAAAAACTCGGTCAGCATCTTTGATGTGGGCCTCTAAACAACTAACGGCTCTACCAATTACCTTGGCGGTGTAGCTGTTGTTGGAGATCTCACGGTTTCCTATTCTCTTTAGCTCGCGTATGGCCGGCAGAATGGTTTGCTTGGCGTGAGCCGCCTCCAAGAAATCAGTTTTCGTGATGGTTTTGGTTTTCATGAAATTTTTCCTGTTTTGATGCAATGGCGATTTGGTGTAATAAGAGTAACGCCGCCCAGACAGGCGGAGCGGCGAACTTTCCGAATCCGGATTTTCTACTCGGCGGACTCAGGTACAGGGACGAAACGGGCTAATTTGGTGCCGGATGGCACGCCGAGATCATTTGAGTCGCGGCGATAAACCTCTCGATTTTTTCAAGCTCGGGCTTTAACACCCTTAACGCATCGAAATGGGGCGTGTACTGAATACCCTCGTCCGGCAAAATCCCTTCGATTTCGAATAAGGAGAATCCCTTGTGCATCAGCAGTTCAACGTTTGTGCCATGTATTTTCGCTAAATTTTCCAACGCCCAATCGTGTAAAAATATTTCGTTTTTCAGCTTTTCAATCTTAGCGACAGCGGCGGAAATGGCGTCGGGTTGATAGGTGTGTGGACGAGACACGCTGTCTAGAATGGATTGATGTCTTTCAACTTCAGACTCAAGCCATTTTTGGAACTCGTTAATTTTCAGCGTTGAGTCATCGTCGTCGAAGTCGAGCTCCAATTCTTCCGTAATGCCTTTCAAGGCAGAAATGACAGGACCAATGTGGCAAACAAAGCGTTGCGCCACATTCAAGTCATCACGATCTAGCGTTTTTTCTTCTTTCATGGTTTTTCCCCTTTTGGGTTTTAAAAAAATGGTTTTGAACTCGTTTATTCCGGAGCCGGGTTCCAACGCCCTAAGTTGGTGGCATGCTCCGCCGAGTTAGCCTTGACAAAAAAACTTTTGCCGAGCGGCGTCCAGACTTCAATTGATTGAGGATATTCATCGACTAACTGTCGAGGTGAATTTCCGGCGATGCAGGCCAATATCTCCGGCTTGTGTTGCCGGATGTAGTCACGCTCATCGCCGGAAAGCTGGGACGCGGGATTGATCACAAGCGAATCGCCTTGGGCGGCGAAAGTGAATCCCGATGACTGAAGGCTGGTAACGAAGTGCAAGACGCTCACTAGAACACCTCCGCGTCAATGCCAGCTAAGTCGGTGTTGGGTTGTTCAGCGGTCGAGTAGTGAACGTACTTGCGCGGTGCAATACCGGGGGCGCCGAGGAACTGGTGAGAGGGTTTGTGGAACCAGAGCGCAATTCGAGGCTCGTCTTCGCCGTTGCGTTGCTTTTCGCACAGGCAAAGTGCGTCTGGCTCTTTCTGGATTTGGGCGACTTCAATATCGTCAAGGTTTGGCTGTTTCAGTTTTTCCTCTTTCTTTCGGTTTCGCCACCAAATGAGCACAGTATCGGCCAGATTGGTAGTAGAGCCGCCGCCTAACACATCGAACTTGCCGCCGGGCTTTTCATCGTTGTCGCCTTTGCGCAAGTGCGCGACCAGGATAATGTGAACATCATGGTCCTTAGCAAAGTCAGTCAATTTGTCAACAAAATCCCGCTGCCTGTTGAAATCGTCAGGATTGATGTCGAGCTTTGACATATTATCGATGACGAATAAATTGATACCGTAGCGCTGGCGGGCGTAGCCGAACACCTCCAGCATCCGCTCTCCCTTGGCTGTTTTGGATATATCAAAAACCCACAGGCTATTGCCTAGCCACTCCATGATTTTACCGATGTACTGGTCGGCGGGTTGCTCAACACAGGAGGCTTGCCTGACCAATCGTTGCAGCCACCGCTGAGGTTTGAACTCCATGGATGCGACACAGGCGCGTCGGCCCTGAGCGATGGCGTCGAGGGTAATGTGTCCAACCCCTTCGCTTTTACCATGGCCGTTCACGCCCGCCACAATCGTGAGTTCGCCCGGACGGAACTGGAGGGTTTTGCACTTACCCCAAGGAGTGCTGAACCCGATTTCGGTCTGAGTGGGGTTGAATGCCGCGATAACGCCATCTACATATTCGGCGGCGTTGCGCAGTTCTGACGGGTCGAGGGTTTTAGCTTTGCTCAACAACTCTTGCATCTGGGCCAGCGACAAACCGGCCCGCAGGCAGTCATTGGCATCCTTGTGCGGCAACTCGACAACTCGACACCGGTGCCGCCCCAGTCTGTCGATAATCTCGGCTGCGGCTTGTCGGCCCACATCATCGTTATCCATCGCGATGTAGATGACATCGCACCGTTCCAGGTTGTCGAATTCGTGCTCGATCCAATCGTGCTTTGCGCCGGTGCCGCCGCCGAACGGTACCGACAAGGCCGGTATTTGATATTCGAACAGCGACATGGCGTCGATTTCACCCTCGGTGATGGCGACGAATCGCGCTTCCGGCGGGATCGCCTGCCAACCGAACAAGGCCGGACGCATGTCGGCTTCGGTCACACCGAATTTTTTGCCGGCGACATGGCGCCATTTAGTCATGACCAGTTCGCCAGTTGGGTTATAACAGGGAAACAATACCGATTTTGGCGTTTGGCCCACGCGGTACGCCTTGAGTGTGGCTTCGGAAAGCTTTCGCTCTTGCGTCAAGTATTGCCATACCGGCGAACCGGCAACAGCCTCAGCAGGCTTGATTGACGGTTTTTTGAAAGCCTTCTGCTGGCGAACGAATGTCGGTTTCTTGGCGCCAGGATTTAAGCCCAACCAAGTTGCGGCTTGGGCCATAGCTTCCGGCATGGAGATATTGCGCACCTCGCGCCATAAGTCCAGCAAGTCACCGGTTTGACCCGTTGCAAAATCAGACCAGATGCCGGCTTTATCCCCGTGGAGGCGAACACCAAGGCTTTTACCGGCTTCTCCCGAGATTGAACCGCAGCGCCACTCCCGACTATCCAACTTGCCATTGGGCAGCAGGTGTTTAGCAACTTCCCCGGCGCTACGGGATAACAAGTCCGCTATCTCGTTTGGCCTCATATCATCCCCGCGATGCCAAGGAAGCAGTTTGTGGTTGGTCCGCTGGCATCAGTTGCCGATGGCGACGAATTGATTTCGTCTTCCCAACAACGACCATTTAGCCAAGTTGCTGGATAGGGGATGTACTGGCCGTCATCTTTCAACCAATCCCGCGATTTTTTCGCTAGATCCAGGCCGGACATAATTTCCGCCAACAGCATTTCGTCTGGGTTGATCTTCTTCCAGGCAGATTCAGCCTTCTGGCGACTCTTCTTTCTCGGATATGCCGAATAAAACTCTGAAAACGCATTTGGCGCTGATGAAGATTTTTTGTCTTTGCGCTTAATGGTTTTATTTACTGGTTCTATTTCCTGGTTAGTGTCGGTGTTTACCGACTGGTTGGGGTCGGTAATTGTCGACTGGTTTGGGTCGGCGTTTACCGACTGGTCGATATTTGTCGACTGGTTTTCAGGGCTCAAGTGGTCGGCATCTGCCGACTGCTTCCTGTCGGTATCTATCGACTGGTCTGCATTATCCGACTGGTTTTTATAGTTAAATCCAATAAACTTGTACGATGACCCGGCGCCGCACTTTCGGGTAACAGAAATAATATTGCTCGCTTCAAGCTGCTTTATTGCCTCCATTACAGTTTCCCTGTGCATGCCGGTATCGTTACTGAGACAGGCGATACCTGGATTGCACCGTTTATAGTCATCGTTATAGCGGTCAGTTAGCGTCAGCAATACGAGCCTTGCTCGAAACGGCAAACTGCCGGCTCGAATTTGAGCCCATGCCCATTTGGTGGCATCAAAACTCATCTTGCTGCCTTATTCCTTCGGCCAACGCAAAATTGCTATGCGGTTGCCATTCTTATCTTTACAAACAGCAGTGCCATGTTTACGATTCGGGATTATTCGACCGATTATCGAGGCGGCAATATAATCACCGCTAATCGTTTGAAATAAACCATTTTCAAGTAAAATATCTTTGATTTTCTTTGGATCGCTCACAGTAACCTCCCAACAATACCGCCCAAAAAGACGGAATAAATCCACATCGCACGTTGGGCGCATTTCCGGTGTTTCTTCTATTGATTTGCCGTCGAGTTGAAGACTTTGATACCGGGAATTTGCGCCTTTTTCTGCGCCTAATTAAATGCAAGCCTCAAAACACAAGGCATTGCACCGCATTTAATATGCGGTTCAGGTTTCGACTTGTTCGTTAATGCACTCGGCCAAAACAGGGATAATCACAAAAAGTTTTTTGTTAACTTTGCGAAATGCTTTAGCCAGGCCGTTATGCTGGCGTTGCTTTACCGCCCAGTTCCAGCTTTTTTTGGAATATAAATGGGGGAATTTATCAGGGACGTCCTGATAAGGGATGATGTCGTCTAGTGACGTTGTTGATTGTTGTGTTTGCATTGCCTCACCTTTTTTCAGGTTGTTTGGAGTGGTGAGGCCACAATACAAGATGATGATGACTTATTTTGCCAATTGACAAATTGAATTGCCAATCGGCAAAAACTATTCAGATTCAGTTATGAGCTTGATTCCTTTGCTAATACTTTCTCTAATATTTGTTTTACCTAGCCCATATTTGTTTGCATTTGGAAGCAAATCAATTATTTCAATAACTGATTCAGCAACGGCGTTTGCACTCACTGAATCACCTTTTTTATAACGACTATTTTTTTCCGCTAATACTAAGGCTATTCCTGCGACTTGTTTTAGCAGGTTGTTACGTTCAGTTTCTGAGATAACGTTGTTATTTTTTGTTATGTCTTCATTAAGAATATTTTCAAATTCGAGCAAGGCTTGAGTACGAACAAGTAACTCGCTATCCTTTGGTAAGGTGCTAGCCAGTTTATATACTGGCAATATAGGCATTGACTCAAGCCTTTCTGATATTTCATTTCTTTTTAAAATTCCATCAATCATATGTTTTGCATTCCCAAGCACATAAACATGATCCTTAAAAAGTTTTTCAATGTCCATCAGGTCATTTCTTGATGGATTATCACCAAGCATTTCTGCGTTTTCTTTAACTTTACGATTACTTTCACTAATACTTTTTTGGATATTTATTATGTAATCATCTGGATAGGGAGTAAGGCTAGTTTTATCAACAATATCAACAAGCTTAAATAGAAATCCTTCATCATCTTTGACAAAAACGCCATCACAAGGCGGTAGAGTTACGTCAATTCCGTTTTCAAGCTTTTGATACCTGCGATCTATATCTACCCTTTCCCCATCGATCATTGGTAAATCATATATGCCTGGTAGCATTACAACCTTGTCATCAAATTCATAATAAGTGTCATTTTGAGTAAGAAGAGTATCATGACGAAAAGGAGGGTTTTTAGATTCATCAAGTAGATCTTTTATTCTTTCTAATGTTTCACTTTTTTCAGATTCTGAAGAATCCGGCAGCGGACATATCTCCATATCAAGCTTTTGTATTTCCCTCGCAAGAAAACCGTAAATCCTATCTCGATCATCCCCAAAATGTCCCTGCACAGCAGTGGCTACATTCACAAAGTTAACGGATAAAATCAAATGACCATCTAATGCAAATTTCAGAATATCTGTTTCTTTAACCTCTTCACCTAAACTAACGCTAAGGCGTTGAGCGGCTTCTGGCAAGGTCAGAAATTTTTTTAGTTTAAATAATTTTGATGACTTTAATTTTTCCACTACAACCACCCCATTAAGTGCAAATCATTAAAAATGGATAACCAGCCAGGCGGTTAATGACGCCGCTTTTCTCCCCGTCGGGATAGGCTGGTTAATTCGGATAATCGTTTATGCCGCGCGTGGCCGACCAATCGGTGTGACGTTGGGCTTGGGTTTCTGCCGGGCCTGCCATAAGTCGTATTCGGCTTGCATACGCACCCAGGTATCGGCGGTCGGGCCGTTCAGCCAGGCTTCGAGGCGAATTGCCATATCGGCGCTGATCGCCGCCCGGCCATTGACGACGCGCGATAATGCGACACGGGAGACGCCAAGCTGAGCAGCGGCTTCGGTGACGCCGATACCCAGCTCGGGTAACACGTCCTCTTTCAAAATGCTGCCGGGGTGTGGGGGATTGAACATAGTCATGGGTATTTACCTGTCAGTGATAATCTTGATAATCGACCAATACGACGTCTTCACCTTCGAACATGAAGGTAAGGCGCCAGTTTCCGCTGACTTTGACGGTCCAATGCTCAACCAAGTCGCCTTTTAGCGGATGGAGCTTCCAGCCGGCGACATCCATTTCTTGCGGCGTTTTGGCGGCGTTGAGCAATAGTAATTGCCTGGACAACTTCAGGGCATGTTCGGCATTGATGCCCGATTTGGATCCGGCTTCAAAAAATTGCTGAATACCTTTATGGCGGAAACTTTTGATCATGATTAAGTGTATCTCGACGCTTTACGCTTTACAATAAAAGACCCAAAAATATAGGAAGTAAGCCAACCCAGCAGCCAATAGCGCCGCCTGTCCCCGACCGGGTAAGGTTGGCTCAACGGATCTACAAGTTAAAGGCCTGAGCCAGTTCGTTGACGATCTGCCGCTTTTGGTCGCGTCCCTGATGTATATAGCGCATGGTGGTTTGAATACTCTTGTGGCCGGCCAGTTTGGCGATTTGATTGATCTCCTTGCCGGAGTCGGACAGCGCCGAGCAGAAGCCATGCCGTAGGCAATGGAAGGTAAATTTCTCCAGTTTGACACTGCCATCCGGGTTCAGGATGTCCCGGTCAGCGATATTGGCGGCTTTCAATACGTTTCGCCACGCCTTGCGAAAATCCATCGGTTGTTCGGGAAGTTCAACCGATGGGAAGATCAAACCGGTGCCGACTTCCTGATGGCGTTTCAGCTCGGTCATGACGACCGGCGCTAAATACAGCTCCCGACTGGTACCGTTCTTGGTGTCACCCAGAAAGGCACTGCTGTCCTTGAAGTTAACATCACTCCAGCGCAAGTTCATCAGCTCACCTTTACGGGCACCGGTAGTCATTGCCATCACAACCAACAAATACAGCTTATCCCAATGCGATTCCCGGCAGGCTTTCAGTAGTCGTTTGCGTTCGGCCTCGCTTAATACCCGGTCCCGGCGCTTAGTGTCATCATCGACCACCACGCTCCGAACTAGGTTTTCATCGACATAGCCGCGACTCAGGGCAAATTTGTAGACGCTGGACAAGACCGCCTTCTTGCGATTGATGGTCGTGGCGCGTTGACCCTCGTCGATCAAGTCGTCGATGTGTTCGCGAATGTCGAAAATATCGATGTCGGTCATGATGCGGTCACCGAAAAACTGGCACCAGTAATCAACCCGCTGCATCTGGCCTTGATAGTCCTTCTTACCCCAGCGAGACAGGTATTCGTCGCAGACGTCGCGAAAAGTTTTGTAGCGGATGCGTTTGCCTGCTTTGATGAATAGTTCGGCGCCACCCATGCGCTCGATTTCTTGCACGGAAAGCTGTAACAGTTCTTTTTTGGATAGGGCGTTAATCGCTTCCAGTTTGGCCTGATGGTGGATTGCAAACAGATCGATACCCAACTGCTTGAAAAGATCCTCGCCCCCCAAGGCGCAAATTTCATCCTCTGAAAGGGCTATCAATTGCGCCTGATCCAGGTTCAAAATAGTCTTGATGCCGTTCTCGATGTTATCGGCCCAAGCTTGTGCGAGGCTTTCCGTTGGGAAGGTTTTGTTTTTGACAATGCCTTTCAGGCGGACATCGGCGCGGAAGTTGCCGTTGGCTAAAGGTCGGATGTATGCCATTACACGCCCTCGCCGATTTGATTAGTTTGGATAGCGACATCAGGCGCAAACCGTTGCCTTAGCAGCTCAAGCAGCTGGTCATATTCCGGGCCGGCACCCATGATTTCAGACAATAATTCTTGTCGGCCAGCATCTTGTTCAGATCGGAAATAGGATTTTCGGTGTTCGCCGTGGGCGT